TAAATTTAATTTTGCATAAGTAACTGTTGTATTAGCAATCTTGCTGACAGTTACAGCATTAGACACTATTGCTGCTTCATCTACTGCGTTATCTGCAAGTTCACTAGCTGTTATCGCATTAGCAGCTATTTGAGTTGCAGTAACAGTGTCATTAACTAACTTTGCTCCAGTTATTGTTGTATTTGCTATTTGTGTTGCTGTTATTGCTGCATTAGCAATCTTTGCTGTCGTTACATTTAGATCGGTGATACTTGCTGTTACGACAGTATTTGCCCCAAGGCTTGCAAGTGCTGAACCTGGGATACTGCCAGCATCTATTAATGCAACACCTTTTTCAACTAGAGCTTTAGCTGTAATCTTTTTGGTTTCTGATGCGCTCGAATCAACAACTGCAAATTCATCGCCTGCTGCCAAGTCTGCTTCAGCTAAAGCAGGCAATTGACTAATTTTTAGATCTGCCATTTAACTCAAGGACTTTAGGAACAGTTTACTTCTCTTATACATTATGTTGCATCATCTTCTAAGAAAATTTTATTTCCATCTTCCTTCAATATAAAGTCATCACTTTCTTGTAATACATAAGCTGGACTTGCGCCAATTTTCAATTGGAACTCTCCAGAAGTAACAAATTCAATATTTGTTTTTACTATCCCGACATTTGGAACAGTTATAGAACAACTGGTGATCTGCGCATCACATTCATACCAAGCGTTGTTTGATGAATTAGCCGACTCTCTATATATAAAGAAACGACCAAAAAAATCCGCACCTTGTTGAACTCTTAAAAGTAAACGAGCTAAATAAGAAGAAAATTCTTGATCTGCTGAATAATCATGGTCACTCGTAACATATCTATGCTCCCAAAAACAAGTCATCGAACCTTGGCCTGAAATCAAGCCAGAATCATATTGACGTTTAAATGTATCTCCTAACTGATTAATTTCTACTTGATCTCGCTGTGTCGTGAACTCATATTCTTCTATTCTTGCTAATGGTCTATACGCAACATTTCTAATTTTAAAAGTAATGTCTTGACTTGAAGAAGGGGTAACTAACGCAAGAGCATTAGCAGTTGTACCACCTACAGCGAGAGCAAAGGTTGAATATAAACGCATCCCTCCAATATCATCAACATGAACAAACCAACTACCATCTCTACCTGAATGACCTGAGACAAGCTCTAAGTTTCCACTCCCATCTGCTCTTGATATATCTAACTTGTCTCCAGTAATAATTGTCCCAACTTTATGGTCAACAGAAAATCTTTTTCGAGAAGTATTTACATCAGAAACTGCCAATGTTGCATTTAACGAAGCATCCATAGATGTTCGTTTTAATTCAATAAATCCCCCACTTCCTAAATAAACAGGCATTTATTTTTATAGATCGAATCCTGAAGGAGCATCAGCAGCTTCAAATGAAATGTCAGCACTAAAGATCTCGCCTTGTGCGCTTGACACAGCTATTGAAGTAAGAATAACTGTCATTGTTATGTCTTTATAAGCACCAGCATAATCAGTAATTCCAAGAGAAAGAGTAACTGTCTCTGAAGCCGCACCACCTGTTTTAATTAAATTATTCATCAATGTAGAAGCCATTGTGTCTCCAGCAGCGGCTCCAGAGGCTGAATAATAAGCAATAGAAGCACTACCTGAAAGGCTGCGAGTTCCACCTATTAATTTTCGATCTCTATCGCCAAGCGTTGTTACGTCTAAAGTTTCTTGACTTGAGGTAAAACTAAAAGTTGTGACTCTTCCAACAGTTGTTGAGCCAACTTTCATTACACCATCAGCACCTGAGTAGTAGCCCACAACAATCCCTAAGTTAAACAGTCATTCTATTCTAAGGCGAATCGAGGCAAGCAACAAATTTACATTCCACATTACTCAATCCTTTAAAAACACTTGTTACTTTTGGAGGGCCATCATATCTCCATTTTAGTTCTGTTCTTTCAATAAAAAAAGATTGCAAAGTACTATCTGCTCCTTCTATAACCCCAGTTCCAGCAAAGGTAACTTCATCCCAAACCGAATTAACAGCTTCATAATTAGACAAAATAGCTGCTGCGTCTGCATCAGCAATATTATTAAATCCCAATGTTAAAGTTGCTCCTGTTCGATTCTTTCCATATCGAATAACAGTTTTTACCCCATTTTGAGCCTCAAACTCAACTTGCGGATAATCACCTGGAGAATAGCTTCTTGTTGAAGGAACTAAAGTAGTAGGTTCAAACGTAGCCATTAAAGTCCTCTTAATTCAGGGAAACGTAAATCGAAATCAATATTATTTACTTTATCAGGGCTTGCATGATAGAGAACTGCAAGTTTGTCATCAATCAAAGGTACATGACTAGCAGCTATTTGTATAAAGCCTTCTTCTCCATAAGTAATAGATTCAACTTTGTAAATTCTATCCTCTTCGGTGGTATCGACTTGAGCAAATAATTTATTAATCAACCCAAGTGAGTTTTTACCATCACTTCCTACAGAAAAAGTTTTCTTTTCTACTCCGTCTAATGTGCCTGGTGTCCAACAATAAGTATTAATCGAACCACTAATTGTTGACCTTGAAATAACAACACCCTCCGAATCAATACTTCCATTATTAAATCGACTTGTATGTGTCGCTTCTGTTAACACTCGAATGTAATCACCAGCTATTAAACCAAAGACAGAACTTGGTGGTGTCTGGAAAACAATTCCATGATCAACTTCTTTTCTAATTGATAAAGCTATAGCGGCGAATGTTTTTGCATGTCTTTCACTCGTACACCAATTACTTAAATCAAAAACTTCTTCTGGCAACTTCTCTGCTTTTGGAAAAAATGTTGCAGTGTTTTCAATTGTTCCGTTTGCTTGGGGTCGATTATAAGTATAAGTTTTTGCAATATTTTCTGGAAAACCAGCGATTCCATTACTGTTTTTTTCATCTTTCCTATATATAACAGTTGCTTTAAACATCTTTCTTTCTTCTGGTGTTAAGAAAGTAACTTTTATATCTTTCATATTGCCATCAGTAAATAAAGCCTTTATGTCAATACCTTTATTGTCAATAGTTGCGTTGTAATTAATTGTATAGTCATCATTTATAGGGAAGCTTGGTCTTAAGCTAAAACGACCACCCAGAATAGAAAAATCTAAGAAGTTATATCCTGCATGTTCAAATATAAATTCTCTTAAATTAAATTTACGATCTATAACACCATTCCAGAAGAATCCATTCGCTCTACAATATTTAGCCCCTTCAATCATGCTTGCACGATCAACACCATCATGTCCGACAATATCCCCCGAACCATAAGCTGTATTAGTTAATAAATCATGTGCTATCTCTACAAAATTATCAGAAGATTCGTAATCAGCAGGAGCATTACGGTTAGGAATACCAACATTAGCGTCAGTAACCAAACGATCTACTTTTATTCCTTCTTGAATAAAAGCAGAGAAGGAATTAAAACTACTTAAAGTATTTGTTGCCCCAATTCTAATCCCAGCTATTGCAAGTTTTTCATAATTAATTTGTGGAGTAGCACTATCACCTGCATGAACGATCTCGTTAATATATGTCACCTCATGTTCAGGGCCATTCTCATGGCTTGAAGATTCTGAATCAAACAAGAAATAATCAGCTATAGCATTATTTGGATTATGTCTAACAATTGACCAATAATTTGTATAGAAATCAGCCGTTCCATCTCCACCATCCATTCTCCAATCACTATGAGTATCTGTGTCAGGAGCATCTGCTACTGGAGGGATTATTGTAAGAGATAAAGTTCCAGCACCAGAATCACCATTAAGAGTAACCGTGTCACCGTCCTCATAGCCAGTGCCTGCATTAACTATCGAAAATAATCTGTGAGTTTTAGTTCCATCCGTTTGTTTGATAACTCTAACTGTTAGACCTGTTCCACTACCTTTAGTTGTTGTTGTTGTTCTGACATCATTGTGACGTGTGATGCTAGGGATTTTGTTTGATTGTTGAACAGCTATTGCGTAAAGATTAGATCCACTTATGGCGTTGCCATTTGAATCTCTTGCTGGGCCTCTCCAATCTGCTCCTCCACCCCATGAGGCAGGATTTCTTGCAAGTCTAAATCTATGGAATATCCCAGTTCCATTGCCATTACTATCCACTTCTTCAACCCCTTCAATCCAATCGTTATCATTAAAAGGTATATAACTTTCAGGATATTCCCTAGTAATATCAACAGAAACAAGAGTTCCTCCAAAAATAAAATGCCATAATTTATAACCAGAATTTCCTGAAGGTGAAGTAATAATAGCAATTCCTTTTTCTGGACTGAAATAAGAATTGGAAACAATTGGTGTGCCTTTGTAATTGTAATTACTTACATTTGTATGCTGACTAAACATTGGTTGACCAGCATTAGGGTCATTATTAAGTCCATTGCCGTAATAAGTAGTTTTATTTGGAGGAGAAAATTGTCCTGAAATATCAGCATAAACTAAATCGACATCAACAGGCATCTCTCCGAAATGACGAGGAATTAACGATCCAACAGGGCCAGTAATAGGAAGAACTGTTGTACCATCATCGGCAAACTTTTTACCTAATCCTCCTCTATCCCATTCAGGATTATTTGTAAATATATTTCCTGTTGGGATGTTTTCTTCTGTAGGTAAAATTTCAATTTGAGCATGATATGAAATTTGTAAACCTAAAATATAATTTGTTATTCTTTGAAGTTGTGCTGAATAATTAAGAACATGGACTGTTCTATTATCATAATGATTTAAAACAACATTCCCTGCTACAGGTAAGAATCTAAATTCATATTGACTAGGAGTAAGATGCTTAACCGTAATCGCATTGTATTGTGCAACAGGAGCAGAACCTTTTACACAAATAACAATATTACTTATATCTTGAAATTTATCTTTAGAATTTAATCTTTTTGCTTGTAATTTAAAAAAACTAAGACGTTTAACATATTTACTAACAGTTCCTAATTGAATTGAACCATTTTTATCTTCATAACTTCTAATGCGACCTTGAGAAGGCATTTCATTAACATTGGGAAAACCATTAATCTGTCTCCAAACTATACTTTTAAGACCTATTTCTGTTACATCACATTTCCTAGTATTTGAAAAAGTTGCAAGGTCTATTTTTTGAATAACTAAAGATTCATAAGGTAATCGTGTTTCATCTGTGTTTCTAAATTCAAGATAACCAGGTTCGTCAGCTTCTAATTGAATTGCTTTTTGAAATCCTTCGTAACCAGCAACCCATTTGTTCCCATTATCTTCCTTAGTTACAGTCATTAAAGTTGAACCAACCATGTATTGTTGTCCTAATGCCATCGCATCATCAACATTTGCTCTAGTTGTATCTGCAACACTTTTAGCGTCTGATGAACCCCAAGGTGAAAATTTATTCCATTTCTTATTTTGATCAACATCTGTAATAGATGAATCAATCCATGCTGTTTCTTCTACAGCATGATAAATCCGATAATTAACATTTAATGAACCAGCTACAACTTCATCAGGAGTCAATACAACACCATTGCCAGCAGATGAATGAGTAGGCGAAGATCCATCATTTGTTATTCCAACATATCTAGGATATTTATGATAAATTTTTCCCATCTTGTAACGTGAATCTCTTTTAATATCATCATTTCCATCTAAAGCTAATAAAATTAATTCCCAGTTAACTTTATAAGCATTGCCATTAGGCATAGGTGAATAAACACCAAAAGTATTGTTTGTTGAAGGTGTTTTAGTACTACTAAAACTTGGCTTATAAATAAAAGAATTATTGTGAGAAAGTTTCACCATGAATGGATCACTATCGTCATATTCTCGATTAAATCTGAACCCATAATTATTTGAGTTCTTAGCTGAACCTTCTTGGTATTGATCATCATTTATTAAATCTGGTGTTTCAGTATCAGAAACTCCTTGCAACCTGCCATTCGTTCTTGCACCTCTAGAAAAATATACTTTTTGCTTTGATAAAGGGAGATCAGCTAAAAAGTTTTCTCCTAAAGCCAAAGATTCAAATTGTGGCTTGGCTCCTAGCTCACCATTAGAAAATAAAACAATTGCATTAATTGTTTCACCGTATTGTGTTGTTCTTATTTGTGACCAAAGAAGCTGACTAGAAACTCTTACACCTTGTCTCGCATAAACCAAAGGTATAAACGAACCAAGAGCAGCTAAATCTTGGAGAGATTCAAAACCATTTGTAGGATTAAAACGACTTCTACCTTGAACACCGCCAACAGTTAAAGACGGAGCAGCTTCAGGAGTTTTTGGCTTTGGGGTCAACAAATATGACGCTGCCATGATCGCAAGAGTTACTGCAATCTTGCCCCAAAGAATTGTATAACCAGCAGCCGTAGGGATTGCTAATTTTGCAAAACCCATTGCTATTAAAGCATTGGGCATCATTACAATATCGGCCTCTACAGGTTTTGCTTCAATTAAATCTAAAAATTCAAAATATTCCTTATCTGTAATACCTAAAGATTCACATAACTCTATTTCATAGGGTAATAAAGCTCTAAAACCTCCAATCCTCCGATGGGACTCCAACGAACCGTCTTGTCTGCGAATGATAGCCAACCGCCTTTCCAGTAAACAGCTAAAGCATAGCCTTTCTCTGCTTTGCAGAGAGCTACAACTCCAATATTAGCGGTTGTTGTAAGCGTTCCCCACTTTTTTAGTTCATCACGAAATACCTCATAATCTTTTTTTCTTAAACGCCTGTACCAATCACGATTTTGTAAAGGAAAATCTATTCCATAATTCCTAATCACTTCACCAGCAAGACTCACGCAATCAGCAGCTTTGTGTTGATCTGGATTTGCCCCTAAGCGATAAGGCAAACCTAACAACATCGCAGTCTTCACCTTGTACCTATTCTTCCAGTAACAGGAATATGCCCTACCAAACTACTTGTTAAAAAACGACCAATATTTCCACCAACTACATCTATAGAAGAAGATAATAATAATTCAATCGTTGCATTGTCATATCCCATTGAAGCTATTTTCCAAATATCTATAGCCAAAGTAGTTTCAACTGAACTAAAAGTAGCATCAGTCATTTGACAAACCGAAACTCTTACACTCCAACCATTGTTAACAGCTTCGGCTGCGTAACTCATTGATAATTTATTTGCACCAACAGATCCTTCTCTATTATTGCTTTCATTAGCCAAAACCAAAGTTGATTCAAGATTGCTTCCATCTTTTGACCTAGTTGCACCTTGATAAATAAAAGAAAGAAAATGAAATATTTGTCCATTAAAAGTTATCCCAGCAGAACTTGGTTCACTATTTTGAAATCGGTGTTGAACCGCATCTGAAATATCTCCTGAAGGTGGGACTAATTCTGGGTCATAGATTTCTATGAACGTAATTAATGGAACAAGACTCATCTCATGCCTATCCGTGATCTAGCAGAACGATTGTTTTGCAATGAGTTCATCGTTGATGTCTCTCCCATAGAAGCCCCTTGTCTTGCAGCCACATTTATGATGCTACCTACAGCAGATTTTGGAACATACTCATTACCGTTAAAGTTTAATGTTGGCCCTGTGTAATTAACATTGGTTGTTCCATTGCCTCCACCGCCTTGCATCGTAACTCCAAGTTTTCCACCTCTACCTCTTTGCAAAGGTAGTATTGCTTCTGGCCCTGCTTCACCCATCACTCCTAGTTTAGAACCGCCATACTTGAACATCGTTGGCTTATTAACTACACCACCCTTGGCATAAGGAACAATATTGTTACTTGCAAAAGCATTTCCATCTTTACTCCATAATCCTGTAAAAGCTGCGAACAAAGGTTTCGTAATTGATTGCCTAATGATCAAGCGAGTCAAATCATGGAGGACGCTAGTTACTAAATCTTTAAATGCAAGTTTTCCTGTTGTTACAAAAGTAAAGATTGCATCTTCCATCTTCTTAAAACCATTAACTGCTACGTTTTGAAGTGCTTCATCAAAATTTGCTAACTCTTCAGTAAATTTCTCAAATGGTGATTTTGCGTCTTCGCCTTCACCACCAAGAAGAGATTCAAATTTCTCTTTAAGTTTTTCTAAATCTTCCGTACTTCCATTTTGAGATTTTCTATAGTCTTCAATAGCTTCAGTTAAAGTGGCATATTCTTCTTTTAATTTTGCAATTTTATTAATTCTGGAAGCTTTACCAGATTTACTATCATTACCTTCCAGTTCTGTAATTTTTCTCTGAATATCTAATCTTCTCTTAAATATTTTATTGACATCCTCTTCAGTAGCTGAACCATCATTTAATTTTGCAATCATTCTGTCTTGTGCTGTAGCAAATCTATGAGCAGCA